CGTAGCAACGGAACCAACGTCATCTTCGATTATCACCGTTTGTTATGGATACACATACAACGCAAAGCCAAAGTGCACTTAACGGTTCTTCTGATCGCGCCACCGAAATGAAGAAAAGTTATAAAACTGTTCACCCTGCAACTGGGCGTCAGTCGCGAAGACGACGCTCTCGTAAACCAAATAATAATAATAATAAAAATAATAATAATAATGACCCGCCCGTGAACAATTCCGACTCAGAAGAGTCGATGCCCCTTGGAGACCCAGACTTCGAAAAGACCCCGAAAGAGGACAGAAGTTATAGGGTAATTTTACAACCAAGGGAAGTCCTTGAATTAGGCCCTCATGAAACAAAGACGTCTCTCTTAGAGAGAGTTCAGCATTTACCTATAAATGTTGATCGCCTCGTTCATTCAGGTTCCTTTATCCCCACTGTTAATTTTCCAATCGAAATGATTCGAAAACTTGGCTTACACCCTTCTCGAGTAGTACATTATCCTGGACCGGATCCGCTCATTGAAGGTGTGAAGTACCAGTTGGACAATCATGGTATTAGAGATTACTTTGTTTCGTATGCTGTCTCTGGACCATATGGAACTACTTATAATGGAGTCTGGAAAATTCAAGGTCGTTCAGTCCTCGTAAAAATAGGTAATATTGTGCTCACTCACCCACTTTTCGACCCTGAACAACACGCGATAATTGCTCTTGTAGATACTTATCGTCTAAACCCGTACCAAGCGCCTTTAATAGTCTTTATGCGTAAGACGTTGGCCGGACAAGCTTTGGCTGTAGTTCCACCTACGCCAATCGGTCTGGTCAAAGCAGCGTCTATTAAAAATATACGTTTGTTACCAGGGTTCGATAAGCATTTTCACAATTTAATAGAGAGGTTGGATGAAGGCCAACCCGCATTCTTTTCTACTGAACTCGATTACGAATTGCGGAATGTGCTCTATCTCCGGGGTATTACTGATTATTCACTTAATACTCTGTCTGCTAATTGTGCGAAGATTATCGATAAGCTAGACTTAGCTCGTGTTGTAGCCGAAGGTTGTTGGTTAGATGTGGAACTAGATATTATACCTTTGACCTATTATTACACCTATTGTCATCATGGAATTGTTTCTAATCAAATTCATGATGGTTATAGTGATATTGTGGAGGAAGTAAAATTATTTGAAGCTTCAAAAGAAGATCCTCCTATGTACGACTGGAAATTTTTTGCCCGCTTCCTGTTCTATTTTATATTTTCAGGAATGTGTGCTTGTTCATTGATACCGCTTGCGTATTTATGGTTCGTTATTCCGTTATTGTTCGGTACGAGCTATTTTGCTGCGAGCAGATGGATGGGGTCCATAGGTACACTTTTTCAACCAAACAGACGGCCTTATATGGCGTTTTTTGAGTTGAATCGTCAAACTACTTGGTGGTGGTTACTTGTTACCACGTTGGTGGAACATTGGCTTATCACTAAATTCTTTGGTTTGAGCTATGGATTTGTTGAATTCCTTTTTCGTTGTTGGTTTTTTAGGGAATTTGACTTTGTATGGATTATACCTTTGATAGGTCATTTGATCTTCTATCGGGTAGGTCCTCTGTTTGGCCTCATTTTACACGTCTGGTACAACTTTATTGTTTGGGCTTGTGACACGCGTAAAATAGATTTATTTGCTAATAATTTTATGAATTATTACTCACAGTATTGGACCGATCACGGTCTAATTTACAGTGTAAGTTCACAAGTTAATGTAACGCTCTTCGACCCTAAATTGGCGCCGATTCGTTGCGCAGAAGGTTTAGCCGATCCACCTGTTAATAATTTGCTGTTCAGCCCTTTCGTTGAGTCGTTTTGGGTTAATGAATTTGCAAAACCAAAAATCGGTTATTATGCCCTTGTTCCCACAAGTGTCCCCGGCTACGTTTTTTCCGGTAGCCGGTGGAACCGTTATCTAGCTTTTGCTACTCGTGCTTGTCGTACTCCATTGTTAATGAAAGATAAGAGTAAAGCTGCTTGGGAGGATGAGTTGTTTGCTAACTTTCGGCGATACTTGGTAAATGCCATTGTATACAAGCCCGATTGTTATAAACCTCAACTCCAAGAAAAGTTTTTGCTACATTTTTCAGGTAACAAACGACAAATGTATGAAAGAGCTATGGCTGATAACAAAATCTCAATGGTTACTCCGGATAGCCATACTGTCAACAAAAGTCAGTTTTTTCATAAACGTGATGAGTTGTTAGTAAAATTATCCGATCCACCCACTCTTAAACCTCGTATTATTAATAACATTGATGTTCATGTTCAGTGTGCACTCGGACCTTATATTGATGAACTTTCTAAAGGTATCAAATATGGTCTAGAAGTTTGGCAAACTGAACCATTCGTGTTAGGTCGGTGGAAGTTGAGATTTTACTGGGGAGCTGGTCGCACCGACAAAGAGTTGTCTGCCTGGTACAATGGAGTTCTGGAACATCTTCGTGAGAATGATGTTTATATCATTGCAGCTGGGGATGACTGTTTAGTGTTTGTGCAGATCGGTCATCGCGTCTATGTTATAGAAGGCGATGCATCAGCGTTTGATCAGACGGAAGGCTATGGTCCTTTACATCATCAAATTTTATTGATGATTATGTTAGGCTTTCCTTCAGATCTTGCTAATATTTTATGGAAGACTTTCCATTCAACTATTAGTACCGTTATGGATGGGTTTCGACTTCGATTTGTTCGGCGAGACCATCCTACTCGTAACACTGGTGGACCAGATACTACTTTTGGTAACACGTGCATTATGTTTTCAGCCTGGGCTTATGTCTTTCGATACCTTAGTTCTTTTGACGACCTCGAGAAATTATTTGCTCGGATCGGTATTGAAATGAAAATTAAACTTTATGTTTATACCTGGGCTGAATTACTTACTACTGGGACACCTGCTTCTTTTTTGAAGGGGTTGTTCTATCCTGCGGTTGATGGCAGTTTTCAATGGGGACCTGCACCTAGCCGTATTCTAAAATTAGGTAAAAGTTTTAAAGACCCTCGGATCATCTATAAACAAAAATATTGTCCTAAACCCTCATTCTATGATGCGTCAGCGCAATTTATGCACGACGTGTGTTATGGTTTGCTTGGGTTCAACAATTGCCGCCTTGTTGAAAATTATCTTCGACGGTTCATTGATCCTTCCCGTTCTTTTTTGATAAACCATTTGGAATCTTATAAAACGCAATTAGCTGGCCTTAAGATACCATTAGACGATAAGAAGTGCACACAACTTATTTGTCTCAGATACTCGTTCTCTTTAGAAGAGTATAATTCTTTGTGTGCAATGACAAATTATCTTGTCCTTTTTAGTTTTTTCGAACACCCCAGTTTATTAAAATTGGCGAGTGTTGATTATTCTTAAATAGTTTTTAATGGTTAAATAGGAAATATTTATTCCTGTTGGTACCCTTTCCTTGACGCATTGGAAAACCCGTGGCGAGGTTAACCGATGTATGGCCTAACTTGTGTTTACAACGCACACTTAATTTTATTTTATTTACTCTACTTTTTCTAAGAAATGACTGATAGTCCTTCTTTCAACTTACCCACTTTTAATAATGGGAACAAAAATCCTGGCACTGCTTCTCTCGAATATCTCAATTGTTTGATCGATCCCGCAAGTGTTCAGGTGCGCTATCCTAGTGAGTTTTCTACACCCACGGCGCTTTATCATTCCGTTCAGTTCTTGGACGTTTATGGTAATTATGGTTCAGGTACTATGACTAAAGATATCGGAAGGTTCTCTTTCTATATCAGACCAGTCGTTGGTTCACCTTTTGCAACGTCTTACGTAACGAATTGCCAGGTATGTTATTATGCTCCTGAGGCGAATTGGCCTGCAGATGAGGATTTTAGCAACTCTACTGGAACTCGATACGTTAAAGTAGTGGATCCGAATCTTGCTATGCTTCTTGGCGCCAGTGGAAACAATGGTGTCCTGAAGGAGATTCGACCCGTTGCCCAATCGGCTTGGTTTGCCTTTACGGCTCCTACGATTACTCTTGGAGGTCAAGTTGCTATGGCACTCACAGATGGTGATGCCGGCGATTATGCCAAGGATTATAACACAGCTTCTCAGCCTGGTTATCCTCTCCAAGAATACGGTAATCTGGCCGTATTTCCTAACAGTTACCACGGTAAAATAACCGAAGGTACATATGGGTTCTATAAACCATATGACGAACAAGATATCGTGTTTAGAGGCGCTTCTACTCCGTATGATGCTTTTGATTACGGTGGGGGCCATTCGTATCCGGCGCTAGTGATTAGTGGACAAGTCATGAACACAGCGAGCGGAGCTTTTACTGGTCCCATCGGAAGAATCCGGATTGATACAGTCTTTGAATACGTTACCTCTAGTAGGTTAGTTTATAGCTCTTTGTCTACGTCTCCTCCTGCGGAAGCAACTTTAGCTCGCAGGGCCTTAATGGGGACTATAACTGTTATGGCAAACGATGGTCATCAAGGTTGGTTTTCGAATATTTTGTCGGCCGGTAAGTCACTCCTACAGAAAGCTGCTCCCGCTGTTGGTACAGCGCTTGGTGGTTTTCTGGGTGGTCCTGCTGGTGCAGCCGCAGGTGGTTCTATTGGTAATTACTTAGGACACCTTGGACAAAGTCAACCTCGTCCACCCCCTCAAGCCCAAGCTCAATTTCGACAAGTACCTCGTCCTGTTCCCACTCAGCAACGTGCTCGTCCTCCACCTCAGTCTGTTCCTCCACGTCCTAAAGGCGCGGGCAGACGACGTATGGCGCGCCGACGTGCATATTAATTATGAAGGTTATTTGACCTAAACCGCGAATTAGCAATGTTATTTGTGCTTTGCGGAAGTCGGACCGGAACTGTGTAATATGTATGTTGGTTGTTGCTCTAAGTCTTCTGTTGTAAGAGTTAGGTGCTCTATGGTTGGTTAGTCCGGTAAAACTAACATGTGTTATTCAGGGGTGTAAGAATTGCACATCAGGGTTATTCCCCCGAAACCTAGGTACTCACAGTGACTAGGTTGGGAAACGATCGCTGTGTCCTCACGAGTAAACCTGCAAGTGAGTGATGTACTACTTGAAGGTTGTCCGGACGTTGGACGTTAAACGACGCCCCTGGTTTTAACACGATAATGA